AGTTAGCTGTATCTTTTGGAGTACCACATAAGTCTTTCGGATGCCCAAATACGCTGTTGATCATAAACAAAACAGTAGACTTACCAGTGCCCGAATCAGAATGCACCAAGTTTATTAGCGCTCCACTTTGCCCAGTAAACCTAAGTAGAGGCGAACCAAACGCACTCAATGCTGCAAATGCTTTTGCTTCCAAACCTTCTCTACCATATAAACTCCATACCTCTTTCCACTTCTCAAAAGTTCCTGCGGTGTGTATGCGTGGTGCTATCTCTTTCGTAACGTCTGACGGTGGGCTATGGTACACACCATCCGCACTTATCTCTCGATCCCCCAAAATAAACTTGCTGTCTTTGTCAGCCCAGCCAAATTGTTTTCTCATTATTTCCGCCCTTTTTTTATATTGTAAGTTTCTAGTAGCATGTGCTATGTACATCGCTACTGCCTCGGCTTTCTTCCTACCTATAGTTATCACACCGTTTTTAGATAGCACCGAAGCTAAGTCCGCTAACTTAGACATGTAAGCACTTTCAATTACAAACTCTCGTATGCCATCAGTAGGTAGATGAACCTTAACTACAATCATGTCTCCTATCTCACGATCATACATACGCTTCACTACGTATAAGTCATGCTCATACAGAAGCACAGGATCTGCTTCTTCTTCCGGTGGCTTTACATATACACCGCCATTTTTACCTCTAAAGTACGGATCAGGATATTGAGGTATTACATACGTCTCATCTTCCTCGTTATCTTCACCCTCAAATACTACCGTGTGGTCTTCCTCACTAGCCTCTTCTACTTCTTTACCTAGTGTTATAGGAGACTTTATACGTCCTTTAAACTGACAACCTTCACAACCTCCGGGGTTAGACTTCTCAAATTCCGCACACCCATGTGGCCCTTTAATGTGCGCAATCTTATCCTCAGTTGTAGCTGGATCGTAGTCTGGATGGCTTTGCGACAGCTTATGTATAGCTTTATCTTTATCACCACAAAACTTAGCTATAGATAACGCATTGAACCATCTAGGCTCCGACAGGTTTGCACGTTCTTGGTATGCCTTTAACAACTGCTGACACCCATTTTCTTTAACACTACGCATCATGATCTTAGTAAAGCTGGATGTGTAGTTATCCATAAGAGATTTAGAAAGCTCAGACAGCTCACGTTTTGGCGCGGACTCTAAACCTTCCTTTACTCCTAGTATGTTACGTATATCTGTTATAGATGTTGGTTCAGCTTCTTCTAATAGAACTACTTTGTTAGGTGGATCGTCCTTATAGTTATACGTGTTAGGAACCCTAAGAATCCTTGCGGCTTCAAATACTACTGGGTCAATATAAAAGTTATGAGTTAAACAAAGGTCACGTAGTCTGCGTGCAACAGGTTCCCATTCCTTTCGTGTTAACTCTTCGATCAAAGGCCAGTATGCGTGTATACCGCGCCCTGAGTTAACTACAATTGGAGCAGGTAATCCTATCTTTTCACAGAAAGTCTTAAGTGCTTCTAGTCCGGTGGCTTGATCTATGTACCCATCAGGTCTACCAGTGTCCGTACTAACAACAGCTTTAGCTTCTCCGCAATCAATATCTACCCAAAAAGATTTAAGTAAATGGACGTTGTCTTTGGTTCTGTTTGCATTTGTAGCAAACTTAGCGATCCCAAAATATACATCCCAACCATCAGCAACAAAATCCTCGACAAGATTATCTACCTCCTCCCTAGTCTCTACTAAATGCTGATCTACTCTCTTCCCTTTTATACCTAATACGCAAAACCACCCAGTGGACGGCTGTACTGTATTAAGTAAGTCCATAATTCGCTCTCTTAAGTTGTCTGATTAATAAAGTTTTTTATAAGCTCTACTTGCGTAGCCCTAGGTACGTTAGCCCCTACAAACCAGTTGTAAATCGTTTGCCTACTAACACTTAGGGAAGAAGCTACCTTGGCAACAGGTATACCTAACTTGATACACCGTCTGCCAAGGCGAACTCCCAACAGCTTACGATCTGCTTCCTTATTTAACTTTACTAACCGTATGCTGTATCCGTAACCCATTATTCACTCAACCAATCATCTACAACAGCAGCTACATCTTTCTTAGGCGTAGGTGCATCTTCTTTCTTTTTGGTTTCACGAACTTGTGGCTCTTCTACAACGTCATCTTCAGGTTCATCGGAGCGCTCAATTTTTGGTTCAACTTTCGGTAACTTTTTTACCCCAGAAGCTTGTGCAACTGTGATAGACGTATACATACTAGCTTCTGGCGTAGCTTTTGCTTCTGCGACAACGTCATGCTCCTCGTCTGTTAGATGTCTAACAGGAGTAAACACTAACTCCATTGTGTCTGCGTTGGCGTCAAAAGCTACGTTAGTAACTACGCTATCAATACCTTCACCATTTGCTAGCAGATACTTAACGTAAGACTCAAACGGGTGGCAGTTATTTACGCCTTTACCGAATAATGATTTGGCAGGAATGTTAAGTTGGTAAACATCACCGCTATCGTCACCTGCTAAAAGCACAGAAAGTCTACGTTGGTACCTACATGCTCTACCACCATTCTCACCAGAACCTTTAACATTTTGTTTGCAAGTTATGCAAGAAGTACTTTGTTTGTCGGCACTGCCTTCTTCTGGTTTGTCTCCTAAGTTAGACCAACAGTTAGGTAGGGTTGCTTCTTTACTAGGGTCAAACTTATCTTTGTAATAAATACGCGACACTTTTTCCAGTAAGTTAACAATAACAACATCAACTTCCCCACGAACTGCATTACCAATTTGCTCACCATTCACTACACGCTTAAAAGTACCGTTGGTGTTAGCCTGTAACCGTCTGTTAGTAACACTCGATTTCTGCATGAGTGATTTGGAAAGGTCGCTAAGCTCTCTCTTTTTAGTATTTACTGCGGCGTTCTGATCTTTAAATATAGTTACGTTTCCCATTATTGCTCCTTATTTATTGTATGGTTTTCTTACTGAAATTTTGTACTCGCTGTTTGACTGCAACCCAATCGGCAACTTATCTGGATTCTCTTCGATAAACTGCTTCATGTTTGTTTGTTGTATACGTGGTTCTAGTAAGTGCATAGCATCGTTGTCTTTAATAAACTGATGCATCTGTTCCCAATCACTCGTCCAGTACCGAGTACTAACTCTTCGGGATATTGTCCCTTCCTGTGTCTTGACGCTGTCTAAATTTTCCGCATTACAGAACTCCAATAGTTTGTTTGAAATCATGTCTTGTTGCTCTTTCAAGTCCTCAACATCCTGTTTATATTGAAGCTCTTTTTCCTTTATAACATCACGTATCTTTCGATACGCCGCTACGTACTTTTCTATCTCAAGCATTTTTGATGTACCCCCTTCTCCAAAGCATTTGAGTACAAGAAACTGCACCCGTACAAAGTAACTCCATCTCTGAGTAAAGAGTTTTGTTATTCGTGCCATATCCTGGGCCAACGTATTGAACCGCCGTGTTGTTAGCCTTAGTAAAAGTAGGTACGTAAAGTATGCCCTTACATTTAAAGCAACGGGTGTTAACTCGCTCCAACTCATCTTTGTTACTGATACTCTGTTTGTTCTTTTCTTCTAACGTACGTGCTGATCTACTAGCCATAAATGACCTCCTTGTGTTGTAGGAAATTACAAGTATACCGATTACTTTGACAAAGTCAAATACTATTCAGATATTTCTTGTCTGTATAAGTCGATGATTTGGGAATGATTCCCTATTTTGCTGCGCAACATTGAATACAATCTATTTTCAACCTCGCTCCCTTTTATATGCACAATAGTCATAGCGTTCTTTTGCCCCGGCCTATTGATACGAGCGTTGGCTTGTAGGTAAGTCTCAACACTAGTAACTGGTGCATACCAAATGATTGTATTCGCAGCTGTTAAAGTTAAGCCGTGTGAAGCGGCTTGTGGTTGAATAATTAAAACCCTTGGGTCTTCTTCGGTTTGAAATCTTTTAATGCGCTCACTTCTTTTGTTTAAAGACACTGCTCCGTTAATTACAGCGCAAGTTATGTTGTTCTTTTCTAGTTGCACTTTTAGCAATTCTATGGTGTGCGTAAACGGCACAAAGATAAGTACTTTATGCGATGATTCTTCTATAGCTTCTAGTATGACGTTGATTCTATTAGACACATCAAACTCTACTACCCGTTTACTACCATCTTCTTTAACATCGCTATAAACAGCCCCACCTGATATTTGTAACAACTTATTTAAGTTTGTAGCTGCGTTAATAGCAGTAACAGATTCCCCGCCAGCTTCCATGACCATTTGTTTCTTAAGTTTCTCGTAATACTTTTTTTGCTGTGCAGTTAGTGGGGCATCTCGTTCTACATAAGTTACATCTGGCAGGTCTAAGCATTGATCTCTCTCAAACCGTATCGCAGGTTGTAGAACTTTATGCACTACATCTTTAGCGTTAGATTTAGGTATCCATCTGAATTGGGATATCTTGTACATAACTTGATCTCTGAACTGCCCATAGAACTTAGGGGTTTTGTCAGGGTTTACTAGTTTAGCTAGACCAAAAGCATCTACAGGGGACTGAGCCGCTGGAGTACCAGTAAGCATCCATAACCACTCTGGCTTTTCTACAATACGTTTTAATATTTTCCAACGGTTGGTAGTTGGGTTCTTATATGCGTTTGCTTCGTCTATTACAACAAGATCAAACCCACCTTTTTTTATTTCCTCTTCAACT